TATCTTCTTATATCCGGTGACCCCGGGTAGGGGCAGATGCTTCACATCATCGCTACCTTCAGGTAGTGAGAGAGGTGCCGGGCCGCTATTGCCGAGTGCTCTGTGACGAAATTTCGCCCAGAACGCCCAGCTCCCCACGTCTCTTCCAAAAGAAGAGTTGGAGGGAAAGTACTCGTCGGATGATCTCCGATAAATACTATAAAGCGGGACAACGTACTCCCCCTTCTGCAGAGGGACTTTATCTCGGGGATTTCCCGTGACGTACGTGTCAAAGAAGTAGCCACCAAACCCGCGATTATCATAACGGCGTAGTTTCCTTTTCGGGTGATCCCCGAGCAGGTGCCCATCGCCGTAACCGTCGGGTCCGTACAACACCAAGCTCGGGTGAATTCGATTTCTCACTCGTTGAGCTCTATCGGTGTCGCCTCGTCGCACATAGAAGTTATGTAAGACGAATAGGCTTTGCGTACTCATCCACCCTCTCGGGTAGTATGGTCGCACGTCGATTCCCATGATGTAGTCCTTGCCGCAAGACTCTCTGAAGGGTCCTGAAGCGTAAGACTTCTTCGTGTTGACGACAAAGCCGCACGCAACGAGTACCTCGGTAAGGTACTCAAAGTGCTCGGTTGGTACGATGATATCATCACCGTAGACTGACACGTCGCTGTCTGAACGACAGCACGCAGCAGCCAAACCCCAAAAAATCAGGGTTTCCAACGGGAACGTAAAGCCGTTCCCCATTGACGAAAACTTCTCTTGGCTAAGTACAGCCCCATTGGGCAGTAGTACTTCCTGGGTTCTGGCTCTCGCCAAGTAAATCGCCCAGTCCAGAGGAAGAAGCTCGAACACTATCTCTCTCGAGATAGTATCCGAAGCGGACGACAGGTCCAGCGTTGCTAAAGCGCCGGTTAACGACCCCGAGGCTGCCAGGCGTTGATTCCTGGTCTGGTCCCGAATGTCGACACCTACTGCTAGCAGACGTTTGGCCATCACGCTACCTATCCCGGCCTGAACGATGACGTTCAGACCAGGCTCGGTGCATATAGACCTATAAGTCTTGGCAGTCTTAGGGACAAAGCTGAGTTTTGCTGGTATGACCTCCAGCTCTACTCGGGCCCACTCATTGCCATCCGCGTCCTCTCTTGTGGAGAGTTCGTTTAAGGCAGTGACGTGTGGCAGCTCTTCCAGCACGTATGAAACGGCTGGCACAAGCTCTTTGCTACACTGAGGCTTCTCCGCGATTTTGCGGCGAATAGAGGCCTCTGATCTTCTGGTGGCACGAGTTGCACCAGGACCGAAGCGCAAGGACAAATCCCCCAAAGGAGGAACATCCCCTAGTACACGCGAGATTTTACGCTGTGCAGACGAAATTGCTGCAGCAACGCGAGGACGAAA